ACTGCTGTACGAGACTCGTCAGTTGCGAGATGGATTTCGTTACAGAGGTTACTGCCCATAATCCTGAGTCCAAGGCGCTTTTGATGCTCTGGAAGGTGTCTGTTGGCAGTGTCGATGAAGTTGATATAAGGCGATCCAGTTCTAAAGCGAGCTTCAAGGATTCGTTGCCATAACTCGCGAGCTTTGACTGTACCTCTAACAAGTCCTTCATTTGGGTCGATGAGATTCCATTCGCTTCCATTCTTTACAGCCTCCATAAAATCGTCTGTAATGTTTACTGCGTTGAACAGGTTGAAACACTTGCGATTAGAGTCTCCACCTGTGGGTAGTTTTATTCCAATGAACTCTTCAATGTCTGGGTGAGACACATCTAAGTATGCGGCGTATGAGCCTTTTCGAGTCTTGCCTTGTTTGTAGGCTGTCATCTGGCTGTCCACCACTTTCATAAAAGGGATCGGACCGGGGGCCTTCTCTGAAACTCCGCGGACGTCCGACCAATGGCCTCCGACACCCCCTCCTTTTACTGATAACCAAGCTAGTTCAGTATTGTGTTCAATAAGAGAGTCAAGGTTATCGCCGACGTAAGTAAGGAAGCAACTAATAGGAAGGCCATTCCCAGTTCCGTTGGGTTCAGGGGCGTTTGACAAGACAGGCGACGCAAACATGAACCAACCTTTACTAGCATAGTCGTAAATGCGCTGAGCAAAATCAAGGTCACCTTCACAATAGGCCACCGAAGCCCGTGCAAAAGCTTGTTGAGGGCTATCTTCGCTATCGAGCATGTAGTAGTCCTGCATGAGCTTAATAGCTTGGTCACTGAGGCGAGAGTCGCGTTCAACATCAATCGTTATCCCAAGGTGTGTCTTCATCAAATTGATTCTCCAGTGTTTCAAATTGTTGTTCGATAAGGTCGCTACAGCGATTAACTATATCTTCAGAAGTCAGCTCTAATGTTTCCATTAGAGTGACCTCATCCAACTGCGCTAACTTTTCTTTGAGTTCATGTAAAGTCATGAGCGCAACCTATCTATTCTACACGATTTCAATAAGTTTGTCAAGGTAGTGCCTACACTTTTCAAGGTCAACTTGACCACCTTTGTCAGGATAACGGGCTATGTATTTGATTACGTTGCCCCTTAAATATCCTTCAAACTGTTCTTCAGACATTACAGCCTGCATAAAGTCCCAAGGCTGTATTTTCTTGTCTACGTAATGAGCACCTCCGATCTGATGCTGTCGAGCCATCTCATTCAGCGTCGTCATTGCCCTTACCTTTGTAATAGATACCTAAGTTTGGAAGACCGAACGAGTAGCTAAATGAGGCCTCTAAAGCCGCTACAACGTCGTCAAGGATCTCTTCCCATGTGATGTCCATTTCATAGGTATTGTTGATCTCTATCTCACGCTCAAGTCCCCGTACGTTAAAGCGTACGTGTATCTTGTCGTCATCTAGTTCATCGAATAAATTACGCACACTTCACCTCCGGTAAGATATCTTCGTATGTTCCAACATTTAACTCTAGCTCGAAAGCAATACCATACAAGGTGTGACGTTGCTTACGGCTTATACCTTCTTCATCATAGATGAGAGACTCTTTATCAAGGCTAAACAGGACTGGAACTCTGTCTGACTGTTTACCTTCATAGTCGAATCCAACATTACGACCATCACACCGTACTCCGGACTGGGTTAGATGTAGTTCAGATACGATGGCTGATGTGACTCGAACGATCTGCATTACGTCGTTTACACTGATACTCATTGTACTCTCCTTACGAGATCTAGGAAGTGTTCAAGGTCTACTATTGCTAGCGGCTTTGAACGGTTCTGTTTGATTACTAACAAAGGCTCATAGTCGTCGTGACCTGTTGCCTGTTCATAATGTTTATAAACTGCGACACTAGCTAAAGATTTGCACTCTACTTGATAAGGGAAAAGCTGACGCGCCGCCGGACTAAGTTGCACATCTTCGCCTCCCGCACCCATTGAAGTGCTACGAACATCGTCAGGCTCAAGCGTGGGGAAACGCTCTAGTATGCCGTCTCGGACATGTTGTTGGAGTTTGCGACCTTTAGCTTTTGCTGACTGTGTTTTCAACTTCTCTCTCCGGCGGAGGAACAAACCTGTCGTTTATACTACGGAGCATATACAGCAGGTGTCCGTTTTCTACAGCCCTTTCATACCCTAACTTCTCCACGATAATGTCCCACATTTCCAGTTCAGTTTTACCTTCCAATAACGCTGTAGCTTTCTTCTCTCCAATGCGCCAAGCACCTTCGATATTGTCAACTGCATCGCCTGTTAAGAACTGCTTGTAAAAGCGGAACATNGCCTCTTCTTCGCTTAGGTAATACAACCCGTGTTTAACGAAGTTAAAGTGCCACCCCGGTACTTGATCGAGATCTTTGTCAAGGCTGACAATGATACCTTTCTCACCCAACTCTGTAGCCTCGATAGCTACAGCGTCATCGGCTTCAATACCGTCCCAGATGGTAGCGTCCCAAGACCATGCAAGGTACTCCCGGATTGCACTATAGTGCGTAGGCTTTTTATTGCCCGTCCGGTTTCCCTTGTAAGGTCTTGTGACCGCGTAGTCGTGTCTAAAGTTATTCTTCCCTGTCAAGTGGAGCGACCACCGATCACAGTATGGAAGATCGAAAAGTAGTAGATCGTCGAGAAATCCCGCTATAGTTCTTAGCGCAATTTTCTCATCTTCCATCTCTGTCGCAAATCCTATGCGGTAGACAAGAATGTCTGCATCGATGATTGCTTTATCCACTTATAGGATCTCGTCGTCATCTTCCTGAATGGCGACTTGTTCCACATCACCGGCATACTCTACTAGATCGGTGATAACTAGCTTCTTCAAAGAAGGGGAAACGCCTTCCTTGTTCTTCCAGTTCCAGTGGTAAGGAGTAATCATGGCAACAGCTTTTGATTCATTGCCGACGATCTCCCCGTCGAGTTCCTCACCTTCCTTGCTGTAAGCTCGGATTGGGCGAGTCGATTTGCAAGTGACATAATAGCCCTTGCCTTCCTTTTGAGGTACAGAGATACCCATACCCTCTAAAGCCTGTACCGCATTATCTGACAGGTTGCACAGGTCTACCTGATACTTACCTGACATATCGTTAGTGCGGGATAAGTAGGCCCACATGATGTCTGCTTTGATCTTTACGCGATCCATCTCATTCTCCTTAGTGGTGAGAAGGTTAATATTTTAACACAAACTATGTGTCATCAGTGCGTCTCATACCAGTTGAGACCTATCTTAGCTTCAGCATCCACAGGGACTCTAAAGCCTAAGATTTCTCCTGCCTCGGCGGCAGAAGCTACCATGATCTCTGCAACCTGTTCAGCGTACTGTTCAGGTACTTCGATCTGGATTTCATCGTGGACAATAGCAACCTGCTGAGCAGGGATACTAGCCCGTCTTAGATTCTGATGCGCAGTAACGCACCACTGCTTAGCGATAGATGCACCTGCCCCCTGCAACAATGTATTCAATGCACTGTGCTCAGAGCGTACTTGGATGCGCCCACCAGTCAAAGAAGGGACGTATCCCTTGGTCGCAATGCGCTTTACTTTCTCAAGTAAATCACGCAGTTTAGGTGTGTTCTTATAAAAGTTATCAAGAACTACTTTGGCTTCTTTGTCTGAACAGTCAAGGATTGTGGCGAGCTTTCCGATGCCGCATCCATAGAGGGTTGCATAAACCATCGTCTTCGCCTTCGGCCTATCAATACCTGCCGCCTTCGCGTTCTTCGTATGGATGTCACCATTAAGTAGTTCCTCAGTCCAGTCGTCGTCCTGCATGAAATGCGCTAAACATCTCAACTCTACCCCGGAAAGGTCCGCTCCGACTAGGACATTACCTTTCTCAACACAGAATAGCTCACGGCATTCCTTACCATAAGGTTTGTTAACGCTAGGTACTTGCCCCAGATTTGGCTTGTTATGGCTCATTCTGTTCGTTATTGTCCCTAGAGTGTTGACACGGCCATGTACTCTACCGTCGTCNCCTACAGCGAGAATCCAAGAGGTTAGCAAACCAACCCGCTTNTGTAGCATTAAGAACTCCGCAATGATCTGAGCTTCAGGGATAGTAACTTCCTCTAAAGTTGTTTCATCTACGATGGGCTGACCAGTCTCTGTAAACTTCTCAGGTTTCCAGCCAAGTGACTGGAGCCGCTCTGCGATCTGCTTACGAGACCCCGGATTGAACTCCGTTACCTTATCCTTCAGCCTCTTGCCTGTTTTCTCGCTGTAACGCTCTTCGATAATAGGCTGGAATACTTCCTGCATCTTATCTTCAATAGTTGCCATTCGATCCACAAGCTCAGCGCGTAACACCTCAGCTTTAGGTATATCCAGTTTAAAACCGGCTCGCTCTTGTTTATGACATTCAATGGCAACATTATGCTCCAACGTAAGACTCTTTTTAGCATCTCTCCACCTTACAAAATGCTCATTAAGGTGAGCATACAGTTTGACAGTCAAATGAACGTCCTGCTTACAGTAACGAATCATCTCATCGGTTAGACCACCATCGTAGTCATTGAAGTCAATCTTACCGTCACCTCCAAGCCTGACGCCCCATGCTCTTAGGGAGTGTCCGCCTTCTAGGACGGGGTTCAAAAGGCGTGACATAATCAGAGTATCGGTTGCCTGAGAGCGCTTGATACCAACATTCCAGTGCTCCCGCAACTTCGGTGCATCGAAACCAATCAGGTTGTGACCGATGATTCGGTCGTACTGGCCGATCAAACATTCTAAAGATTGTGGTTCCGTGTGACATATTACCTCCCCGGTCTGTACGTCTTCAGTTACACAGCACCAAATCAAGCTCGCTTTGCTGTCCGTTTCGATGTCCAGAACTAGCTCTCTCATTTCGTTTCACCTCGTGAATAACGTTACGAATGCGGTCTATGGTTGTTGAGACCCATTCTTTCTTTTTAAGTATTTTATCATCGTCCTGCATGACACTAAGTATTTGTTGCTCGGCCTTGTAACAGTCGTCAAAGGGCATCTCATAACAGATCTTGTATGCGCGATTCGGATCTCCTGTCTGGTAACTACGCAACCGTTTTTCAAGGTCGTCTGTTTTACCGATCTTATACCAATCGTCCCAGACGGGGTTGTAGATAACGTAAACAAAACCGGCCTTGCTAGTAGTTGTTTCTACCGGCTCGTAGGCTAGATTATCTCCAGCCAACTGTCTCCAGTACAGGTATACGGCGTCCCATGTTGGAAACGTCATTCCAGCTACGTGCAAGGGGTGTTTAACGCTAACGTACTTACCGGCCACATAACATTGAAGCGGGTTATGCTTCTTGTTACAGATCAAGTTGTATTGCGCCTTACATTCAGCACACCGTGATTGGTAACCGTCAAATGCGTAGCTATCCTTATGAAACGCAGAAAACGGTTTCTCATTTTTGCATACACAACAGGTTTTCATAATGCTTCCTCATCAATCTCATTCATACGGCCCGTGGTCAGGCTGTACAGCAGGCTAGCCGCCTTGCCTGTAGTGCCTGAGAAACGGTTCTTCAGTACACGCACACGGGTAGTGTTACGCTCTGTAGCGTCATCAGCCTGCCCATTACGCTCCAGACCTAGCACCATATCGCTTAACTGGGCGATAGAGCCTGATCCGCGCAACTGTGCCAGTGATGTCGCCGCTCCCTCTTCATGACCTTTGGTTTCTGGTCTCTTGAGGTGTGATACAACAATCAAGCTAATGCCTGTCTCCTGTACCATCATTCGTAGCTTTGTCATAATCTCATCGATTGCTTTGCGTTCATCGCCGTTGGATTGTGCAGATACAACGATTGAGATGTGGTCTAGAAATATGTATTCGCACTCCATGACCTTAGCCAGATAACGCACACGGTTAACAATATTGTCAATGTCGCTACTACCAAAATGGTCAAACATAAACACACGACCCGTGCCAAGTGTCTGTTTAAAGGCAATGTCCTTTTCTTCCTGCGTTGACTCGGTGTCTGGTAAGTGCAGTGGCTTGTTAGCCGCTAACGACATCAGAGACAGACCAGTCTTGCGTGTGCTCTCTTCTAAGAACATCAGACCGACATTGTTCTTTGTGTTTTGCAAAATGTGCCAGACCATTTCTCGCAGGAACTGAGACTTACCAAGGCCCGACCCGGCGGTAACGGTCACTAGCTCACCCTTCCGGATGCCGTAGGTAAGCTTGTTTAACCCGTCAAACGGGTAGTCACAGTCAGCTTTC